CGTAATACTCCTCGTAGCCCTTAACGGGTGTAAACCACGGGCAAAATGTTTTATTACCTCTTATGTCTGCTATATCGCTCTGCGTTATCTCGGTTGCGTTCGGCTCTACTATGATATATGCAAGCATAAGATCGTACATTTTTTCCTTGCCGCTATTCTGCACTAAATCTAACTCGCTCGGTACTACATTTTTGCCCGTAATAAGTTCAAGCCATATATCACGCTTACTAACATTGTTATCGTATCGTGCTACGATATAATCGTATCTTTTCTCGTTCGTTCCGTTGGGCGAGATCGTAAACTTTTCGGCTGCTATATTAACACCTACTTTGCCCTTAATGGCGCATCGCCCTACATTTACGCTAACCTCCATACCGCCTATGGCAGATACTTTTAAGCCTTGCGGTACTCCGTTTACGGTGTCGGTCTTGCATACTCCCGTATCCCAGCACGCACTTAAAAAGTCGCTTATATCGTCTGCGTTAAACGGTCTATCGTACCCCGTGGGGTTTGTATCGTCTGGTAGCGAGTTGAAAAATAAACCTTTCATAGTTTTACTCCTCTCCGTATTCTGCCTCTTCGGCATAGCCGTTGGCATCTTGTCTAATGGTGTATTTTGTTATCTTGGTGTTTTTAATGAGGTTAAAATACTCGTCTTGTATGTTAATCATATCGCCTATAAAATAGTCCTCGTCAAATGTATAATTTGAGTTTTCGGTGTCTATCTCTCCGTTTATTTCTTCTATGGTGATATGCTCTGCGAGTTTTTCTTTTCCCTCTTCAATCTGCCAACCCTTGTATAGTGCGCTCGTTGGTGTAGTTTCTTTTTCCTCTCCGTTTGCATCTTCGTACTTTGTCGAGAGGTTACTTTCTACAATGATCTCGGCACGGTCTATGCCCGTTGCGCCCGTGTCATAGGTTTGCGTATAGTCCACATCGTCAACCGTGCTAACTACAAGCGCATTTGTTGCTAACTCGGCATCGTCCGTAACATATTCGCTCGATAGCAAGTTATCTAAACTTTGGCTAAATTTAACCGTGCGTGTTAGTACCTTGCCCGCAAATACTTTGTACTTTAATGCTCCGTTTTCAAACACCACTTGCGCCCCGCACCCGTAGTTTTTCAAGAGTGTATTTGTAAACTCTAACAAGTTGCTCCGTGTTGCTTGCGTTCCGCTTATGTCTATAAGCAAATCGTTTGTATCTACTGTAAACCCGTTTATTTTGCGGGCTGCGTTTGCGCCCGTGCCTAATGCGTGATTTACAAGCCCGTACACGGCTTTTGTTATCGTTCCGCTTAATTCCGTTGGTGTGAGTATGCAACGCTTTTTAAGCAAATATTTTGCCTCGTAGCCCGTTGCCGTTATCATTCTTGTACCGTCTGCCGTGTAGTTATATCGTACTGCCGTTATAACCCAAATAAACCGCTTATGCGGTATAGTCACAAATCGCCACTTTTGCAACGCTTTGAGATTTTCGGGAGTTGCTCGGCAATATAACTCGCACTCGCCTACATCGTTGTATGATAACTCAAACCAACACTCTTTCGGCTCTACTGGTGCAAGTGCTTTATATGTGTATTTGTCTCGTATCTCTACATAAGGTATCATTACTCATACCTACCTTTGTAAATTAGGCTATAATGCAAGTTGCTATTTGTTTCCCCGCCCTCGGTGTAAACGCTAAATGTGTTTTCGCCCGTTTCGAGTTGCAACCAATCGTAGCCCCGCCACTCAAGAAAGTTAAGTAACGGCTCTCCGTTATAGGTGTCCTCTCCGTTAAAAGTAATATACTTATTACCCTTTACGGTGCTAATCTCTAAAACATCATTGCCTTGCATAGTTACATTAACTTGCATATACCAACCTTTTTGCGTTCCCGTGCTACAACTTATACGAGGGTTTACAACCTCGCCAATAGCCACCACTTGCAATACCACACCTACGGAGGTATCGCTCTTGTTTGTAAAGGTCTTTGTAAGGCTTGTATCTATCACCCCAAAAGGTCTGCCGTAGGAGGTAAAATACTGCCCCTCAACGGGAAAGTAAAGCATATCTGTTATCTCGCTTAAAGAAATAACTATGCTCCGTACATCTTCCCAATACGGCTGCGCACAATAGATCGTAAGCGTTATTTTGCAAGTCTGTAACATACGGGAGTATGGCGGTATCGTTGCTATGCCCTTTATGGTTATATCTCGGTTGCCGTCAACCTCTCGCAAGGTTACAAACTGTTTGCTTTTTACAATGCTCGTAAAGTATTCTATACTCTGCCTAACATTGCCCCGCAAGGTAAATACTAACTCTATGCCCTTTGGGAGTGCCTTAACGCTCTCTATGATCGCTCCGTCTGTGTACGGGGTCTCGCTTTCGCTTATGTCGGTTTCGATGCCGTGCAACCCCTCTGCACCAGATAGTATAAACTTATCTCGGCTATTGAGGAGGTCTAATACTTGGTTATTCTTGTTTGTTAAAGTGAGTTGCATATTAAACCTCCTTTAATAGTCTCTTGGTTTCCAAATTCGCCTTATGCAAAGCGTATCGGCTCGTTTCCATTCGCTCAAACTTATTTGTTATATTATAAGTCTTGCTCTGTGTACCGCCTTTTGCGTTTATCTTTTCTGCGAGTTTGTCTATCCATTGTGTATTGCGCTCCAGAGGCATTACCGCCTCTTTTCCCGCCTCACCTACTACCGCAAGCGTTGCTCTATCAACTATACCGCCCTTTGCGAGTTTCGGTATTTCTTTGATATTAAAGCCGAAAGTTTTACCGCCATATTTCGGCACCCAATCGGGTATGTTTATTTTGAGTTTGTTTATGCCTCGTATCGCTCCGTTAATAAGTCCAATAACGGCATTTATAATGCCCTTTACCATATTTATTTTGCTCTCGAAAATGCCCCCTATAAAGTTTGCTACGGACGAGCCTATACTTTTAATGCCCTCCCACATCTTTATAAAGAAATTTCTAAAGCCCTCGCACTTATTCCAGAGCAACACAAACGCAGTTACAAGCCCCGCTATTGCGATTACTACAAGCCCAATAGGGTTTGCCGACATTACCGCATTCCAAGCCAACTGCACCACTTTTGCAACTTTCACAACAGTATTGTAAATCTTAATGCCAGCCGTTATGCCCGCTATAAGTCCTACAATGCTACCCAACACGGGTACGAGCCAATTTGCGTTATCAAGCACCCAAGTTAAGCCCGTCATAAGAGGAGGCAACACCGTTGTAACAAGTGAGGTAATAGCACCGCTTATTTTGCCTATAAGCCCCTCTAAATCTACCTCGCTAAACTTTTCTAATACAGTTTGCAAAACTCCTACCATAGCCGTTTTGAAACTCGTTATTGCGGGCTGCGCTTTCGTGGCTATATCTGCCATTGCTTGGTTATACTTGTTTTGCGCCTCGTTAGCTGCGAGTACATCTTTGTTTACCTCTTTGTACTTTTCGCCCGCCTCTCCGTAACTCTCGTTTAGCGTTTGCAGTATAAAGGCTCGTTTTTCTTCCTCGGTGTCGAGTTCTTGCAGTTTTGCGTTAAACTCTTCAACGCTACCGCCCGCAAACTCTATCGCATCTACCATACCCGCATTTGCTTGGTTTAGCGTGAGAGTGGTACTTACACCCTCTGCGATATTTTCAAGAGGTAAACTTGCGCCAAACTTTGAATATGCGCCCGTTAGTGAGTTCGTGAGTTCTTCGAGTTCTTTTTCGCTTTTTGCGAATTGTGCAAGGTGTAAACTTGCCTCGGTGGCTGCCCCGCTATCGCCCAAAACTGCGTACAGATCGTTAAAGGTTTTTTCGCCAGATGCAACACTATGCCCCGCCTCGGCAAAAGAGGTCTCAAGCATACCCATTTGTGTACGGAGTTCTTTAGTTTCTTCTACAAGGCTATTAAGCCCCGCAAAAGCACCTACGCACGCTGCGCCTATGCCCGCTATGCCCGCTGCCGCACCCGTTGCGATGCCCCCGCCTAAATCTTTTGCCGCTTGCTTTTGATCGTCAAGTTTTTTGTTTAACTCTTCGAGTTCGTCTTTGGTCTTTACTCCCGCATCGGTCAACTCTTTAAGGCTATCGCTATAATAGTCTATGTTTCTCTCGCACTCTTTAACCTTTGCGCTCTGCTCGTTTATCTTTGTTGCGAGTTGTTGCGCTGCCTTTGAGTTTGCGCCTTGCGTTCGTACTACCTCCGCATACTGGCTCTCAAGGTCTTTTAACTTTTTCGTCTCGGCATCGTGTACCTTGTTTAACTGCGTGAGTTTCGCCCGTAGCCCGTCTGCGTTATCGTTCCATTTTCCCATAGAGGCAGTAGCGTTTTTGAATTCGCTATTTACTTGCGCTACATACCTATTTAACTCTTGTGTAGAGGCACTAAAATTACTTATGTCGGCTTTGAATACGGTAGTTATTGTGCGTTCCTCTGCCAACTATTCCACCTCCCTTTAATGCCAAGTTGCGTTTGCACTTGTTACCCAAACATCTTGTTTGCTATTGTTTCCTTGTTTCTCTTTCATATCGTGTATTACAAGGTCTGCGTACAGATCGTACACCTCTCTTGTCGGTCTGTTTAGAATTTCAAACGGAGACAATCCCATAAACCTACCGCACAAACAATCTATTAAATCAAAGAAACTCTCATCTACTGTTTTGAAAACGGGAGGAGATCCGTTTGTACCTCCTCCCCCCGTTGCTATTTTTTTGCCGTATTACTTACAATCTCGTTTGTCTCTTGCGCTATCGCCTCGACAAACTTGAGCCACTCGGTAGGGTCAATATAGTTAAAATCGTCATTCTCGAAATGCGGGAAAATCGTTTTAAGAATATCGAGAGTTATAGC